TGTTTCATTTACAAGTGCAACTATTTCAGCACAAGCTGCTGTTATTTATAATAGTTCAACTGTATCTGGCTTAACTACAAACGCATCTGTTTGCGTATTAGATTTTGGCGCAGTTAAAACTTCAACTTCAGGAACGTTTACTATTACATTCCCTGCTGCTGAATCAACTGCTGCAATTCTAAGAATAGCATAAGGAGATAATTCATGGCCACCGTCCAAGGATGGGGCCGACAAACCTGGAATTCGGGTGCATGGAATACATTCGCACCCGTTGCCGCAACAGGTAATGGCCTCACGTCATCTCTAGGTTCGTCAACGCTTACGGGCGATTGTAACATCACGCTTACTGGTATAGGCACTACCTCTACCGTAGGGACTGGTGTTGCTACAGGAGGTCAAAGTTTAACAGCTACAGGTAATGCAATTACTTCTGCTCTTGGAACAGAAACTGTTACAGGATCTTCAGCTCACACTTTAACTGGTATTGGAATGACATCATCGGTTGGTGATGAAACAGCTACAGGTGTAGCTCAATCTGGTTGGAACCGTGGTGCTAATGCCGACACAGGTGAAGAAATAGGATGGAATGATAACCTTTGGAATATTCTTCAATCCTCGTATTCTTTAACAGGTGTTCAAGGAACATCTACAACTGGTACAGCCACAGGTACTGCTGACTTTAATATAACAGTAACTGGTGTAAGCTTAACATCAACTGCAGGGCAAGTTGGTGGATTTGCTGAAGCGGGATCATTAAGTTTAACATCATCTATTGGAACATTCTCTATATCAGGAGATTCACAATTAACTGTTGTAGCTGCAAGTGAACCTGAATTAGATATCAATATAGGTACTGCTTCTGTAGCAATTGGTAAAACAGCTTTCCCATCAGGTAATTCCATGGCTTCTAGTCTTGGATCAGTAACTGTTACAGGAACATCTGTTGTTTCACCTTCTGGTGTAAATTTAACAGGTAGTTTAGGAACCGAAGTAGCTTCTACTGATGTTAATCTTATTGGCACAGGTGGTTTTGTTACAAAAACAGTAACTGTTGTAGGCACTGATAGTGGAAACGTTTATGTTATTGATGGTGTTCAACAAGATACATTAGAATTAGTTGAAGGAATTACTTATAGATTTGATCAATCTGATGCAAGTAATGATGGACATCCATTTAGATTTAGTGAAACAGAAAACGGTAGTCATGGAGGAGGCTCAGAATATACAACTGGTGTAACAACAAATGGAACTCCAGGTAATGCAGGAGCTTATACACAAATAACAGTAGCTGCTAGTGCACCTACTTTATATTACTATTGTACTCAACACTCAGCAATGGGAGGACAAGCAAATACCCCTATCGCAAGTGCTGGAACCAATATATTTACGGCAAATGGATTAACCGTAAGTTTAGGAGAAGTGAGTGAAACGGTAACTGCGGGTGCAACAGTAGCCGCAACAGGAAACTCATTAACAGCTAGTTTAGGTGATGAAACTCAAGAAACAAGCTATGCTTTAACTGGTGTATCTGCTACATCCAATATTGGAACATTAACAATAACAGGAACTTCTACTTTGACACTGACTGGCGTTTCTGTTACAAGTAGCACAGGGACTTTACAAGGGACTTTTTGGTCTGCTGTGGATGACTCTAACTCGGATATAAGTTGGACAGAAGTTCATCAAGCCGCATAAAAGTTTTGACAAACTTTAATTTAAATATTAAAAATTATATAGGAGATTAGATGAGTTCAACATATTCAACAAGTTTAAGAATAGAGCTACAAGGTTCTGGAGAAAATTCAGGTACTTGGGGTACTATTACAAACAATAACTTTTCTCAATCATTAGAGTTTTCAATTGCTGGCGTAGTAAATGTAGCGTGTGGCGATAACGCTGTAACTACATTAACAAATGCTGATGGACCACAATCACAAGCAAACAACCAAGCAAGAAATGCGCATATTAGACTTACAGGTGCACATGGTGCAGTAAGAATAGCTCAATTTCCTGCTACACAAAAAATTTATTTAATTACTAACGCTACAACAGATTCTGGATCTTCTGGTCCTTATGCAATGACTGCAAGACTAGGAGCTTCAGGAAACACTCTTACTATTGAAAATGGTGCTACTAGATTAGTAGCAACGGACGGAACAAACTGGTACGATGTTTTTGCAGGACCAGGTACGGTAACTGCTCCAGTAGATCTTAATGGTCAAACATTAACCTTAGATGAAGATGCAGACACAACTATTTCAGCAGCTTCTGATGACGTAGTAACTTTTAAAGTTGCCAATGCAAATCAACTAACATTATCAGATGGTGCTTTATCACCCTCTACAGATAATGATATAGATCTTGGAACTTCATCTTTAGAATTTAAAGACGCTTTCTTTGATGGCACAGTTCGTATGGACGCTATTGGGTTTGGTACTACTTCTATGACACTTCCAACAGGAGATGGTTCAACAGGACAATTTATTAAAACTGATGGTTCAGGAACTCTTTCTTTTGCCACTGTATCTACAAGCATTGCATTAGATGAAATTGCAACAGGTGACTCAGCTTCTAGTTTAGCAACAAGTGCAGGTAATATTACACTTGATGCACAAGGAAATGATACTGATATTATCTTTAAAGGAACTGACAACACTGCTGATATTACTATGTTAACATTAGACGGAAGTGATGCAGGAACAGCAATATTCAATAATCATGTATTACCAACAACTGATGATGCACAGGATTTAGGTTCTGGAACTAAACAATGGCGAGATATATATACAGGTGACATAAATTTAAATAACACCAAAACAAGGGATAATGAAGTTGATGGAACAAGAGGTTCTTGGACTATTCAAGAGGGAGAAGAAAATCTCTTTATCTTAAACAGATTAAATGGTAAAAAATATAAATTTAACTTAGAGGAGGTAAAATAATGGCTTTAATAGTAGCAGGTGCAACATTAACAAGTGGTGCAAATTTAGATGCTAGTAAGTTAACAGGTACAGCTTCCGCAATTAACGGAAGCAACATAACAAACTTACCTGCTCCTTCTTCAGCTAATGTTGGAACCGCAAATGCTGGTTTAGCAGTAAATTCTGTTGGTAGTTATGCATTATGTACTGTTGAGTCAAGTAACTCTGGTCAGAATGCTGGAGATACTTTTAGTGGTGATGGTTTAAGATATGCTAACTGTAACGGTCAGAGAAGTGGTACACCTAGTGGCACATGGAGATGTATGGGTTACACACTTACTACAACCAACTCCACGTCTAAAACTACTAACTGGTTAAGAATTTCATAAGGTAAATAAAATATGAGTATAACTTTAATAGATGTAAGAAACCCAAAATGGCAAACTTTGAAACAATTAAAGTTTGATAGTGATGGAAATGAAGTAAAAGATTCTGATGGAAATAATATTTTAGAAAATGTAACTGACTCTGATGGAAATATTTTAAAAGTTATTAGTTGTGAATGTAAATGGTCACATTTAGGTGATAACACTCAGAACTGGCTACCATTTGCAGCAGACTCTCGTGATACTGAACAGCATGGAAAAGATTTATATGCTGCTTTAGTTAATGGCGATCACGGCGCTATAGCAGCCGAATAGTATTCTATTTTTAACTTTTTCTTTTTGTCAAGAAAACAATTATAAAAGATTTCTTGATCTATTCCATACATGTGTTTAAATTAGATCTCACCCAAAAATTATAAATCAAGGAGATATTATGGAAAATCAAGAAGTATTGAAGGCTATAGCTACCCTTGCTGATAAGGTGAGTCGTTACCACGAACGTTTATTAGCAGTGGAAAGAGAAAACGAAAAACTACAAAAAGAATTATTAGAACACAAAAATGCGCCTCATATACATACAATTCAAGGTAAGCCACATAACTCCGATACGCATGTTATGGTAACTGGTTTAGATTCTGATATGGAATGTGAAGCGTGTAGCGCTTAATTACTCAGGAGTTTCACCTAACATGTCTGCTAAAGAAGGAGCAAATACTTTTACATCTCTTTTAATTTTTTCAGCAGTTGTAGAAGTTCCTGGATTATCAATGTCAGCTTGAGCTTCTTCTTCTGAGTTATACTCAGCACCTGTATCTACATGTGTAATAGTAGTTTCAGTTTTTACTTTATAATGTGGAATTTTTCTTCCATCTTCTGTTGTAATGTGTCCTAGTAATTCAGCAGGTTCAACTATCGGCATCTTCGTTTCTCCAATTTATGTTAAAACTAATAATAACTCTGTCATCATTAGAGTAATTTGTTTGTACTTCATGTTGTAACCATGAAGGGAAAAAAATCAAGGAATTTTCAACAGGTTCCCATTGTACGCTGTGAGCGAGGTGTATAGAGGATTTATCTGTTTTTGGGGGTGATAACACCTCTGACTGTGGTTTAGGCTCTAGAAACACAATTGACATCCAGGTGATTAAAACAATCTTTAGAGTATTTTAATATATCACCAACCAAAGGACGAAACTTTTTAATATTATATATTTCATCATGACTATGCCAACCACCAACATTGGACCGCGGCATGCCCATCTCATCTTTTTCTCGTAATTGATATATGCTATCAATAAGATGTTCATGGCCTTTAAGTTGTAGTGAAAATACGGGAGTAATAAATAGAGAATGTAAGTTAATCAGAGTTGTCCTTTCGTGACCTCCATAAAACTTGCTATAATGTGCACCTGATTGGCAGCATTGGCTTGAACTTTAAGAACATCACTTTCTTGCAGAACTAAAGGTTGAGTCAATAATTCTGTTGTTGTGTTTGTAGCAATACTCTTTGCTTTGAATACTTCAAAAGTTGCAGAAGCTCTAACAACTTCAACGTCAACTAAAGTCGTTGAACCAGAGTCATTGCAAACTAAAAGAGATTTCACTACATCCGTAGTAGGCGGAACGGGTGGCGTTGCACCAGCATCAGCCGTAGGAACTGTTATAATAGTTGTTAAATCTGTTGAGGTAATATCTACCATTGCACTTTTAAAAGTATTAGCCAAGGAAAAAAGCCTCCGACTGTGATTGTTCTTTTAAATCTTGTTGGTAGTTTGTGTTAAGTAAAAGAATAATTTGATCTAGTAACTGTACCATTTGATCAAACTGATTAGCATCATATTCTGGTGTTGCATTAGGTAATCGTGTGATTGTTATTTTAGCCATTATCTTCTTCCATCTGGTCTAAGTTGTAGCTTTGTTGATCCAAGTCTCCAAGCTGTGTCATTAACTGTATTGGTTTCATATTTAATTTTTACTGCTCTACCTCTACCTCTTACATCAATTTTTTCTGTGGTGCTAGTAATACTCCCTGTTGTGGATACATTAGCTGCAGATTGTGGGTATTGTTCTAATGTTAAAGTAGCTGTCATTGTATTAGCAAGATTATCAAAATCAGGTACTAATCTACTAACCGACATAAGCTCATCCCCATCAGCAATTTCAACAGAACCTGTTGTTAAAAAAGCAGAAATAGCTGTGCCATCTGCTTGATTGTTACCTGATTCATGTTCATAAACATAAGAAGCTCCTGCAGTCAAACCTAATATAGTAGATACATTTGCTGTTATAGAAGCATCATATTCTGTAGCAATAGGATTTTCATATACATAAGCACCCAGCCAAGTTGTTCTTCCAAGATTAACAGTGTACCAAGTATTTTCTAAATAGTTATAAGCAACTGCTCTATCTATTTGTGTAGCATTTGCTGAAGGATAATACCAAATAATTTCATTAAAGGCAGTATTAATACCACAAGCAATATCAGCTTTGTTTGTATAACTTAAATCATCAAAAACGTAATCCTGTACAGAACATGGCATTTTTTTGACAACACCATCATACATGTAAAAAGAATTATCAGACATCCAATATGCTCTACCATTTACTTCAATAGCAGCGTGTTGTGCTATCAATCCACAGTTCGCCCCAAGTTGTCTTAAACCAAAAGTAAAAGGTGTACCAACAAACTGAACACCGTGAAGTGACGTATCTGTCCAAACAAGTATTTGACCTGATGATTTAACGGCGCCTACTATTCTAGAACCATCAGATATACGAAGTGAACCTGCTTCGTTAGTTGATACAGGTGTATAATCTGTGGCATCTTCTCGATCAGAAAATCTAAATAACAAATCATCTTGTGTAGCTGTATTACCTATTGTTGTCTCTGTACCAAAAATCATCAAGTGTCTTGTGTCAGTTGATACCAAACTAAATCTAGAAGCAGTAGGAGCATTAGACAAGGCTGTAGCTCTTGAAGCTACGGCACCTGAAATATCTTTAATAAATGTTCCACCATCTAAAACTGTAGCAATTAAATCTTCACCAAAATTATCTAAAGACCAATTACGTCCTGCAACAACAACGTTTGAAGATGATCTTGGTGTATTCCAAGTACTTAAATTCCATGTTAATGTTCCCCAACCATAACCATAAGTTGAAGAAGTAGGACCTGTATTAATTTGATACACAGCATTACCTGTTCCACCACCTCCTGTTGTAGATCCAGAAGCCGTGCTTGTATGCGTTACTGTATAGGTGCTTGAAGAAGGCACTGTAATAACTTCAAATTCTTGATTCATATCCAATCCGTCTATTGAACTAAAAGAATCAAAAGTAACAAAATCACCTACTAAAGCGCCATGACTAGCGTCTGTTACTGTAACTGTTGTTGTGCCATTTGTTGTAAAAGGATTTGATAATCCTGATGCTGTTTCTCTTATAGGAGTGATATCATAAATGGCTCCTTCAGAATATAAATATAGTTTTCTGTCTGTGCCTAAAGCGAGATATCTGGTTCCGTCTAGACCAATCCAGCTATGCGTATCACGGACCACGCCAACGATAGCTTTATTAGGATTTGGTAAATATGACCAGCCTTTCCATCTTTCAGGCTTTCCGTAGTGAAATCGAACAAAATTAGAGTCAACGTATTTACGTTGATCCCCTGCTGAATAAGCGGTGTCTTGCTTGTCAATGCCTGGTTGGAACTTTAAATCAACTAATTTCATGTTGGAGTATACTAAATTATTTATTGTTTTGTGGCAAGAATTGAGTACCTACATGACCTCTAAATGAGTAATTACCCATGTGTGTCATACCACTAGCAATATCAGCATATATTTTACCACCTATTTTTTGCCACAAACGACAAAAAGCATAGTCTTCAGATAAATATCTTTTAGTATCTGGCTCTATCATTGTATCAAAAAAAGCATAGTTCCAATCAGAATTGTCATGATATCCAAATGTTTTGTCATGAGGGTCTCCTAAATGTTGATCAGATTTAAATCTAAGATGAGGATACGCTAACGCCATTTTTTTAAAAACGTTTCTTTTTATTAACATAAAACCTGTTGCACCATCTAATACTTCAATAAAACCTTTATTTACCATTACTTTCTTTGGATTTTTAATATTTAAATTATATTGTAAGGAAGCTGCATGTAATTCATCTTCTTTAATATTTGGATTATCCTTTACTTTTTTAATAGCCCTTGTCCAATCAATAACTTTTCTTGGATAAACACCTGTTACCACGTCCTCGTCTAAATCTAACATACGAAAAACTGATTGAGGATCAAAAGATAAATCAGCGTCTATAAATAAAAGATGCGTATATTTTTCTTCATCCATAAATAATTGCACCAATGTGTTACGAGCCCTTGTTACCAAAGACTCATTACCTATAGTTCCAAATTGTAGTTCTACTTTTTTTTGTGCGGCTAAAGCTGTAAGCTGTAAACAACTTTTAAAATAATCGGCTGTAATCATGTTGCCATAACAAGGTGTACCAATAAAAATTTTATTCATTTTCTTTATAAAAAATATTAAGTGTAAACCTATTAGAGCTGTCGCCAAAAGATTGTAAATCAGAATGCGATATTTTTGCACCATTAAAAAACAACGCTCTGTTTTCTACAAAACCAATGTGTGAAGATAATTGATTATTATGCATAAATCCTGTTCCGTTGTTTAAAAGTGGCTCGCCTTTTACAAACAAAAGAAAGTTAGCTACACTTCCTTTATCGTCATCTACATGAAACAAGGGTTCTTCTTTATTTTGTCTAGAATGTGCACTAATTGATATAGGCTCAAGATTTCTGTGTGGAAAAAAATATTGTTTAATAAGTTTTAATAATGGATCTTCATGAAAACTTTTAGGAAAGGTGTGCCTAAACCCATATACCTGTCCTTGTGGATTATCAACTTGAATGTAGTTTAAATTTGAAAGAGTGTTTTGTAAAGATTGTAAAGTTTCCTTACCTAAAAAATCATCAACATACATAACAAATTTTGTTTGTTTATTGTGCTGCATAATTATTTATAATTTTTCTTTTTCCAAATTTTATTTTTGTAAGCATTGAATGATGATGTTAAAGTTTTAATATTAAAAAATTCTAATTTGTCTCTTAACTTATCGTCTTTAACAACATTCATTTTCCAATCATCTCTTTTAAAAGGAAACACTAAACAAATAGGCTCACCTTTTTTTAATATTTTTGTTTGGTTATTACTTGAATCCCAATCCCTTACAAAGAAAGGAAAATTTACATAATTTTCATATACGTCAGTATCTACAATACCAGTAACAAGCCTAAAATCTTTTTTTTCTGTGTTAAAAGGAGATGTAAATAAACAACTATAACCTGGAGGAGTTTTTATATACCAAGGATTTAAAAATTTAAGAGCCATGGGTATTTCATCGGGATAAACCATAGACTTATTTATTTGTTCATTCGTATGATCAGAAATACCAATATTCATTTTATTCATTCTTTCTAAACTTTCAGCATCATTCCATCTTGCTGGTACTACATCTAATTTAAAAATATCTTCTTTTGGATCTTTGGTCTTTACAAACATAAAATCTATAGGAGATAAAATAGCATACCCCATTGTAACACTATCTAAAACAGGCTGACATTGTTTCACTGTCATGTATAATGTATATGTAGTTAGATTATTTATATCGTCATGATTGGATGAATAAGTATGATTTGTTAATTCTTTATACCAATTAGGCACGACTTTTTTTATAGGAATAGGATGTTCAATTAAATCAGCATATTGACTTATAAATTTTATTTCATTGTTTAGCATAATCCACCTTTAAATATTCTATTTTTTTTAACCAATCTTTTGGTATTGCTATTGCACCACCCCCTGTGATGTCTTCTTTATCTTTACTGTAAGATCTCATAATAATTATTTTTTCTTTACCATTATGTATCATCCATCCTACTTCTTGGCACACGGCCAACGGAGCATTAATAACATCTTTTATATCAAGCCACCCCGTTTCTGTATCACGGGCATCGAGCCACGTTACACGGACCATCGGCACTTTGTTAATGTCAATCATTAATAGGGTCTTTTTTCTTTAAATGTAAATTAAAAGAAACAGATCTTCTTTCCTCGTTCGGTGTTCTAAATGGATAGACACCATGAGATAACCAAGAAGGAAACAAATATATTGCACCTACTTCAGGAGTTGCTTGATGTTTATGGCCACTAAAAGTTGCGGCTTGACCACAATGCCAAACTATATCTCCTACACATGGATAATGATCTTCTTTTGCATACTCATCTGGTAAGCTTGGTGGTACTCGTAAATAAATCACACCAGATAATTCACCTTGGTGAATATGAAAAGGATTAAAGTCTCCCGACCATTGGCTCACGACCCACATAGATTCAATAACCATCTTACCAACATACTCAGGTGATATGGTATCACTAGCAGGTGGTATAGAAATATATTGTTTAACTATTTGACCTAATGCACCTATTAAAGGTTCAAAAGTTTTACTTCCTAAATCTTCTTGAGGATAACGAACTTCTTTTTGAACATTACCAGCTAAGTTCATTGAATGATCATATTTTTTAGACAACTTGTCATCATCTAATAACTGTGTTGCCCTATCGTCTAAAACTTTAACCAGGCTATCAGGTAATTTTCCTTGTAATATTGTCGGACCAAACGGTCTAATGGCATGAAATTCTACTTCAGTTGACATGGTTTCCTTTCTACTTGCAAATATCTATTGTCATATAGCAATAATTTGCCTATAAATATATAATTAAATAGGCTTATTTATCCAAGGGCAGCCTCCTTGCATACGACAATCACATAAATTGCAGGTTATTAGGAGATTATGCTTAAAGGTTTACGAGGAATATTAGAAAAAGGGTTGCAGATAGCAGCACCTATTATTGGCGGTTCAATGTTTGGAGCGCCTGGAGCAATGTTTGGCTCAGGTATCGCATCATTAATATCAGGTGACAAGCCGCAAGACGCTTTAATTAAAGCAGGTCTTTCTGGCATAGCAGGATACAGAGGTGCAGACCAGACGAGCATGATAGATAGAGCAAGAGCATCAGGTCCTGTAGAACAAGTTGTAAAAAGAAAAGTTGGAACAGGAACTCCTTTTTTTAATACAGACAATCCAAATGCTATTGAAATACCAGGTGTAAATAATAAAGAATCACTTCTTAGTCGTATTTTTGGAGAAAGAGGATCCAAGGAAAATCCAAAACCTTCTTTTGGTATGCAAGCAATATCAGCAGGCTTACCCGCATTCTTATCTTATTTAGCAGCAAAAGAAGATGCTAAAAAACCAGGACCAGAAGATCCAAGTGAATACATGAGTGCAGTAGATAAAATGTATGGTGGACAATTTGAAAGACCACCAGAGGAAAGACGAATACAAAATTTAAATCCTACATATGCAGCCGCAGGTGGTATGATGGGAAGACAACCAGTTAACGGATTAAAAGCAATGGATCCTGTTCAATACTCAGCAATGACAGGACAAGGTATTATGGGTTTTGCTAAAGGAGGAGATGTATTTCCAAGAAAAACAGGTCAGATAGAAGGACCTGGTACAAAGACAAGTGATTCAATACCTGCAATGTTAAGTGACGGCGAGTTTGTACAACGAACTGATGCTGTTAATGGTGCAGGCGTTATGATGGGTGCTAAAAATGCAAGTGAAGCAAGAGAAAAAGGTGCAGACTTTATGTATGCACTACAAGATAAACTTGCTAAAATGGGTCAGAGAGTAGCATAATGGTACAAACAGCAACACAGATATCTAGAGAAGCACCATTTTTAGAAGACTATAGAAGACGACTTTTAGACAGTGTATATGGCGGAACTGAAGTTTATACGCAAGCCGAAATAGACGATCCAGAATTTAAAGGACCTCCTGGTGCTAAAGCGGGTGATAAAAAAGATCCAGGTCTTTTAGATACACGTGTAGATCAATTTAGACGAGGTATAGCAGGATTTGCACCAACAGAAGCAGCAGCTTTTTCTGAAGCATCAAGACAAATGGGGATTGACCCTACAACAGGAAAACGAACAGGAGTAGCTTCTTTTGAACCTTTTATACAAAAAGCAGGCGCTGGTTTAGATCAAGCTATGGCAGGACTTGGAACAGGACAAGCAACAGCAGCTTTGGGTATACCTTCTTTACAAGCAGCTCAACAACAGTTCGATCCTACGACAGCTAGAACATCAGACTTCATGAATCAATATCAAGCTGAGGTAACTAAAAAAGCACTACAACAAATGGATGAGCAAGCAGCAAAAGCTCAATCAAATCTTGCAAGTCAAGCACAGAAAGCAGGAGCTTTTGGTGGTGCACGCTTTGGTGTACAAGAAGCAGAGTTAGCAAAAAATTTACAAGACATAAAATCAAAAAGAGTTTTTGAAGATTTATCTAAAAACTTTATGCAAGCACAACAAGCAGCAATAGGAACAAGTGAATCAGCAAGAGCAAGAGAATTACAAGCAGCGCCTGTTTATGGTCAACTTGGTCAAACAACTGGACAATTAGCATCTAATATTGGTCAACAAGCATTAGGTTTTGGTAATCTTGGTGCGCAACAATTTGGTTTAGGTCAACAAGGTATTCAATCATTACTTGGTGCTGGTCAAGTTGCAAGAACAAGAGACCAAGCATTAAAGGATGAGGACTTCAGATTTAGAACAGCGCAAAGCTTAGAGCCTAGACAACGAATTCAGTTTGGTTCTGATATTTTAGCAGGAACTCCTTCTATTCAACAGTCTATGAGTCAACAGCCAATACCATATACTAATCCATTAGCAGCAGCGGTCGGAGGAGGTCTAGCAGGTCTTGGCGGCCTAGGTGCAATGTACAGTAGTTAGGTAATATGGCAGATTCTATTTTTAATAGACCAATGTTTGCAGCAGGACAGTATGCTGATCCTACAAAACCAAAAAAAGGTGGGGCAACAGCTCCTGTTACGTTTGGCTTTGATGAGATTTATAAATCTGATTTTATGCCTTTTGATGCAGAGGGCGTTGCAAGTTTAATGCAAACATATGCACAACCTGAAGCTACAAGACAAGCTTACGAAGAGTTTGCAGGAACACCAAAATCATCAGAAGAATTTGCTGCTGAATATGACAGCATGTATCCTGAAACAGAATCAGTAGATGAAAATTTTGGGTTTGAAAAAAACTTAGCTATTGCAAGACTAGGATTAGGATTGATGCAACCGACACCAGGTGGAGCATTAGCTCCAGCTATTGCAAGAGCAGGTGAGAATTTTTTAGCAGATCTCGCTACTGTTAATGAAAAAAAACGACTAGCAAAAGCAGCGAATAGAGAACAAGAACGAGAAGATGAAAGAGCAAAAAGAGAGTATGTATTAGGAGCCTTACAAGAACAACGTGACATGAGAGACTCAAACGAATTTGATTTATTCATGAAAGTTTTACAATTTAATATGGACAGTGATGAAGGTAACATTGGATTTAAAAGAGAGCTTGCTAAACAAAACTTTGCTTACAAGTATGACGTTGACATCATGGCAATGGAAAACAATGCAAAATTATTAGCTGAACAGTTTGAAAAAACACCAAAGGTATTTGCTATTAAACCAGAGGGTTTAGATCAAACAGTTAAATACGTGACAGGATATTTAGGTATTGATCCAAAAGATGGTGTAGAAAAACCTTTCATACCAAAACAAGTAGGAGATCAAATTATTTATGAGCCTGCGCCATTAGATGCTGTTATTGCAAACTTTAGTTTGAATGATGATAACTCGCTAAAACAAGATGTAAAAGCACAGATAGCTCAAGCAGAAAAAATAAATACAGGTAATCAAGCACTATCTTTTATTAGTGATATTAAATTATCTATTGCACAAAACAGAGGAAGAGTTGGTGCGCCAGGTGCTATTAAAAAGACATTACAAAACATTAAAGGTACTATTCTTGATATTGCAGATACATTTGTCGAAGCTGGTGTTATTGATCAAGACTCGTATGAGGCTGCAAAAAATAAAATTGAATCAAGTGTATTTAATGATTTAGCAGGTTCTTATCAAAACGCTTATCCTGGCAGAAATGCTACTGATTTTTATGCTGATTTAGAATCAGATGAAAATAAGATATATCAAGAGTTTTTTGTTAAGCCACGTGAAAACTATGACCCCGCACTTGCTGCCAACGAAATTAAATTAAATGCAATTTACTACGCAGTAGCAAGAGCAAGAAAACCAACTGGTCGTTTGAATGTTGATGATGTTAATAACGCAAAGGCATCTTTATCATTATATAATTTAGATACTTCTTCAGATACTGTTATTACATCATTAGGTGCAATTGAATCTGAATTACAAGGTTTTGTTAATGCACAGAAACAAATATATAAAAAAGCAGGATATGAAGAGGGGTTTTTATATAACTATAATCCATCAAAATTTAGCACAGAACAGGAATTACAAAATCAAAATGTTAATAAATCATTAGACGGAGCAACAGAGTTTGTTGATCCGTACGCAGACTTGGAGATAGAATAATGATGTATAAAGAACAATCAATGGTTCCTGAAGGATACATGTCTGTAGAGCTGCCTCCACAGCAAACAGGCTTACGTGAACCACGATATATTACAGTAAAAAAAGAAATATTGGAAAGATCAGTTGATCCTGAAACAGGACAAGACAGAGCGATACCTAAAGTTAAAGGAGCACCTTTCGATACTAGAACTTTTTATCCAATTTTTGCACCAAGAACAGAGGTTGAGCAAAATAACGTTATTAAATTAATTAACAAAGAAAGAGCAAAGGAAGATAAAAATCCTATTAACGCAAAACAATTTAATTACATTACAAGTCAAATGGCTAACGCTTTACAAGCACAAGAATCTGTAGCGGATGAAATGAAACGAAGAGAAGACCCTTATAAATATTATGTAAAGAAATTTAAAGACGAATACGATCCTGAAAAACATCGTAAGGCAATTGATAACACAGCTAGTATTTTTCAAATATTTAGAGATCCTAAAAAATTTGCACAGAATAAATACACAGAATTAAATCAAATGGTAAGAAATGTGGTGCCTGGATCACGAAATGATTTTATTATGGCTGGTGACATTGGTGGTTCTATGGTTGGATTTAAAGGTGGACCAAAACCTGGTGGAGCCAAAGTACCAAAGAGCCTTGCTGATGAAGTATTAGAAGGTTCTATATTTAAAACAACAGCGGGTGCAACAGCGGGTGGCACAGCAGCGAGTCTCGTATACGATTTAACAAACGCAGCGATACGTAAAACAATGGGCATACCAGATCCTCAAGACGCACCGAACGCGGCCCTCGAAGCATTAACGCATGGTAGAAATACCTTATACTTTACAGGTGGAGCTGCAGGTTTAATGGGCGTTGCATCTACTCTTAGACCTTTTTTAGGTAAAGCATTATTTGGTATAGAGGGACCACGAGCTCAATTTGCAAACATTGCAGAGTTTTACAATGTGCCTATTGGTATATCACAATTATCAAGAGGTGCTGGTGGAGTGCTATCTCCTGTAGCTGGGTCATTCTTTCAAGTTATTGGTAAATTACCTTTCTTAGGAGGAGGCTTTCAAAAAAGAAATACACTTGCTTCCATACAATTAACTAAAGGTATGAAAGATGCATTAGGTGATCTTGGAAGAGGTCAAAGTGATGATCCTTTGATTGATTATATAAGTAACAGTTATAAATCATTGCCAAGAGCGGTGAGAAAAGCAATGGATACTGATGCAAGAAACGCTGGTTTTAGAAGTTATAAAGATATGATGGCCGCTGAATTAAGAGTAAATGAATTAGCACCAATACAACATATGACAGAAGTAGGTGCCTTT